GTGTTGGCGATAGGCTTACCTGCCGACAGCACGGGTGACGAGTATTATGACTCGTTTACTGGTATCCCGAATAACGCGGGAACCGGAAAGACGGGAGACATTCTGTTCACCACCACCGGAGCGAGCGCCAACGACACATACATGGTCATTCTGGAGCTAATCAAGAAGTACGACTAATGGCTGATACGTCTGACGTAAAGAGAACGAAATCAGGGCGACTCATCTATCGAGGTGAGTCGTTTCCTGGTTACAACAAACAAAAAAGAACGCCTGGGGCAAAGAAAAAATTCGCAGTGTTAGCGAAGAAGGGCGATCAAGTAAAGATCGTGCGCTACGGCGACCCCAAGATGTCAATCAAAAAAGACCAGCCAGCTCGACGCAAATCTTTTCGCGCTCGCCACTCATGCGAATCGGTAGAAAAGAAGAAAGACGTTTTTGCGCCAAGCTATTGGTCATGCAAAAATTGGTGATGTAGATGGCTGAGTCGGAACTCGATCGCGCAAGAGCAGAATACGGAAGCACGGCTTCTCCTTACTCTGCGCTTCAGGATTATTTGATCAATCGGCCAGTATTCGATCGAGGAGTCAGGGCGGCTCCGACTGCGCCAACTCTGAGAACTCTTGATTTCGCAGACGACGCCGCACAAAACCAAGCTGCCAACTTTCGAGACTTAATACAACAACAAGAAACGACTCAGCGTGAGGAGCGGGAAGCTGCTTTGCAATCATTGCGTGAGGCGCTTCAGCAAGAAACATCGTCTGGGCTGGCTGCACAAGCTGCTGAGCGATCAGAGGTTGTCAAAGCCTTAGAAGACCGACTCGCTGGAGTGAAAGAGTCGATCGCCACAGAGTCAGAGGCTTTGAGAGATCTTGGCTTGCAAGAGCGTGCTGATATACGCCAGCAGCAGCAAACGCTTGTTGATCAACTTCAACGGAATATCGATACCGCGAAGTCTGAATTAGCCGAGTCTCAGGCGCGTGTTTCTGAGGCACAGACCACGGCGCTCGGTGACCTGGAAGACCGTCAGGGATCGCTGATTAGTGATTTGACGACCAGGATCTCTGGCTTGAATGATGACCTGGGAACTATCTCATCAGAAATTCGTGCGGACTTGGCGGAGCAGGAGGCAACGCTATCTGACGATCAAAAAGCCGCAGGGGATTTGCTACAGGCTCGCATAGATTCGTTGACGACAGAGCTGGGTGCCGTATCTGATTCTGTGAAGACAGAAACCGCAGCGCAAACTGAGCTTTTGCGAGGGGAGCGTGAGCAGTTAGTGTCGCAGCTTGAAGGTCAAATCGGATCTCTCAAAGACGACATCGGCGCTTTGCCGATCGATGAGATTCAAAACAGAATCGCTGACATAACATCGCAAAGCCAAGACTTCGTTGCGACTGCAAGCACAGAGCGAGCAGAGCTTGCAGAGCAAATTGCAGCATTAGAAGCGGCAGGCATTACGCAGCAGGATTTAGAGGCTGCGCTGCAAGGACGAGCCACCACAGAAGATCTTGAAAAGTTTCGCGGCGATTACGAAGCAACGGGTCGCTTGGTGCAAGAGGCTTTGCAGACGGGCCAGAAATCTAGGGAGAGCCTGGATCAAAGAATACGAGAGCTTCAGGCCGCTCAGATCGACCCCGACTCCATCACTGGGTTGCAGTCGCAGATTACAGCTTTGCAGGGTCAGACTCCCCAGGAGATTGATGTCGACGCTTTGCGACAGCAAATCACCGACCAAATTATGGCGCAGATAGGCCAGCAGCAGGGCGCTGAGACAACCACTGGGACGACGACAGGTGCTGTCCCAGGAACCACAACGGGCGCAGGATCAAACATGGCTGCTGACATGAACGTCAGCGATGGCGTTGCCGATCGAATGGGTTACTTTGAAGAGCCGGAGAGAAACATCTACGGCACGATGCCAACAACAGAGGGTGCCGCCGAGATGGGCGCAACTCCGTTTGTCGACAACGCGGGAATCGCAGGATTAGTGGATGTTCCGGCCATACCGGATGCGATGCTGGCAGACGTACAAAGCAGAGGCACTGTAGGCCCAGGTATGGTTCCACCACCCGCTGTTAAACCGCCTCGCGGAGAACCCATAAAAGTTCCAATCAAACAGCCGCCGTTACCCATATTTGCTCCTGAGACAATCGATATACCAGGTATACCCGACGAAATCCTAAGAGATATCCAAAGCAGAGGCACTGTAGGCCCAGGCACGGTGCCAGCGCCTGTTGGCAAGATGCCCCGTGGCGATATTGTCAAAGTTCCAATCAAGCAGCCGCCGCTGCCTTTGCCAGATATTAGGCCGATGCCCGTGAGGACGCCAATGCCAATGCCAATGCCAATGCCAGGGGGTCTTCCGGTTGGGATGGAAAATCCGAGGAGAAGGTTGAGATAATGACACAAAAAAAACTGAACAAAGTAATCAAAGGTCTCAAGAAAGCCAGCAAGACCCACGCGCAGCAAGCCAAGACCCTGGACGCGATCAAGATGAAGAAGGGCGGGTCGGCTGGTGATGTGCCAAAGAACGTCGCAAACCCTTCTTTGTACCGCAAGGCGAAAGCCAAGGCCAAAGCAAAATTTGACGTATATCCGTCCGCTTATGCAAATGGTTGGATGGTGCAAGAGTACAAGCGCATGGGCGGGAAATACAAAGGCGCTACTGGCGGTCAAGTAACTCTCGATCCTGAGAAAAGTGACTTAGATAATGATGGAAGGCTCAGCAAATACGAGCGTAAGCGTGGCACCGCGATCGCAAAGAGCATGGCCAAACAAGCGAAAGGTATGCGTACTGGCGGCACGGTCATGGTGCAAAGCCGAGGGTGTGGAGCGATCATGCCAAATAAACAAAAAATGACACGGGTGCCTCGTGGCTAAACCAAAGGGTGGATTAACTGAGTGGTTTGGCAAAGGCAGTAAGGGCAACTGGGTCGATATTGGTGCGCCCAAAAAAGGTGGTGGCTTTGAGAAATGTGGGAGATCAAAGTTAGAAAAAGACCGCAAAAGAAAATATCCGAAATGCGTTCCAGCAGCGACTGCCGCGAGAATGTCTAAAGCAGAGATCAAATCGGCAGTGACTCGCAAGCGATCGAAGAGGCAGGGCGTCGGCGGTAAGCCCACAAACGTCAAGACCTTCGCAAAAGATGGTGGCGCGGTGATGATTCAAGCAAGAGGTTGTGGTGCAATCATGCCCTCGAAACAAAAGCAAACACGAGTTCCAAGAAGCTAGGAGGATACGATATGCCAGGACATAAGCCGAAAGGCATGAAGACCAAAGGTATGAAAAAAGGTGGCGCGATGAAGGCCAAAGGCATGATGCGTGGCGGTGCGATGAAGACCAAAGGCATGAAAAAGGGCGGAAAAATCAAAGCCAAGGGCATGGCCAAGGGCGGCAAAATGACCACTAAAGGTTATGCGAAGGGCGGTGCCATGAGAAGCAAAGGCGCAGCCAAAGGCGGGATGAGAAAACCATCGAGCAAGAATAGCGGCCTGTACGGTCGCTAACGGTGGCGTATCTTCAGAGCAACATCCCACACTTCAAGTGTTGGGTGAGACGAGAATATACGCACAATCATGAGAAGTATCATGGCGAGTTCATTCACGCTATGGCGATCGCAGTCACAACGATGCCGACTCGCTGCCTTTCGTTCCAGGTAATTTTTACCGGCGCGGAGACTTATGACGATGACAGTGAGCCAAATGTTCACGGCGGCGCGATGTGGGCTAGGATGCCAATTACGGCGCTTGTGGGAGACACCCCTTTTGACGAGTGGCCGGAGCCTATGCCGGTATGGGCTGCTCAGCCTTGGGATTGCAGCAGTCATCATCATGCTGTTTATGTACTTGATCGTTGCACTCCCTGTCCTTGGCTGGCGAAAGTTGACGGAGAGCTATACCCTGCGAAGTATCTCTTCACCGTCGATTACGCGGAGAACGAGATAGCTGACGATCCGGCGCAGCACAAACAAAGTCATGTCATGGAGCTACTGGATGCAGGGCCGTGGACGGGTAACATCATCGCGCTGCCAAACAATAGAGTTCGTGTGACCCACCCAGCTTGGTTCGAGGCAGGCGAAGGCGCTCCAGATTTCAAGCCCTCCCAGCATATCCATTACAGCAAAAGCGATTTAGACTACACTCTGGATGTGAATCAGGTTTTCGACAACCTATACGCTGAGGGCGAAAAGGATGGCAGTAAGCGGAAGTAAGAACTTTGAATTAGACGTAGCCGATTACGTCGAGGAGGCTTTTGAGCGGTGTGGCCTGGAACTACGCACTGGCTACGATTTGAAAAGCGCAACCCGATCGCTGAACCTGATGCTGGCAGAGTGGGCGAACCGTGGCTTGAACCAATGGACGGTCAATCAGAAGACGATCTCGATGGTGCTCGACACGACTGAGTATACGATTGACTCAACAAACCCCACAGCGACGATCGATGTCCTGGATGTGTTTGTCAGGGAGACGATTGGCGGAGTCGCGACAGATGTTCCGCTCAGCAGAATGTCCAGAGCCGAATACAGTCACTTGGCCACCAAATCAACGACGGGCAAGCCAAACCAGTTTTTTATTAACAAGAAACTGTCGCCGTCGATCACGGTATGGCCAGCGCCTGACAAGAACAGCACTTACACTTTGCATGTCAACACGCTTAGCAGGATGGACGATGCAGATGTCGGGGCCAACACAATGGAGGTGCCGTTTCGGTTTTTCCCGTGCCTCGCGGCTGGATTGGCTTACTACTTGGCCTTGAAACGTGCTCCCGAGAAGGTGCAGATGCTGAAGTCGCTGTATGAGGAGGAATTCAATCGTGCGCTGTCACAGGATGAAGAGCGTGCCAGTTTCCGAGTTGCTCCTGATCTTAGAAACTACAATATCGCTTAGTCATGGCTTTCGCTTCCAACAAACGCGCCTATGGGATCTGTGACATCACAGGATTCCGTTACAGACTGAAGGACATGAAAAAGACCTGGGATGGCC